ATATTCGAGTAGTCGATAATTTATTACCCGAAGAAGTTTTTAAACCACTACAGCATTGGTTCACTGAAGGATGTAGATGGCAGTATTGCCCTTATATTCTAGGTGATGGTGAAGATACAGATCCTGACGCATATCAGTTCGTGCATATGTTCTGGGATCCATGCTTAGGTGTAGTGTCACCAGACATGGATCGTATCTATCCTTTGATTGAGGTTATCAATCCTCATGTATGGTTAAGGATCAAAGCAAACCTTAACCCTAAAAAGGATAAGGTAGAAGTAAGAGACTTTCACACTGACGTAGGTCCTTACAACCATGTGACATCTATATACTATATTAATACATGTGATGGATGTACAAACTTTGAAGATGGAACTAAAGTAGAATCTGTAGCGAACAGATTACTTACTTTCCCATCATCTAAACGTCATTCTGGTACAGCATGTAGTGACGCAAAAGCACGAATAGTGCTGAACTTAAATTATTTCCCCAATAGATTATGAACCTTTGGACAAATTATAAAAAAGCACTATGGGAAACATTTCCCGACTTTGAAAGAACTGATCCTCTCTGGGCAGACTGGACTGGTCGAAAAGATTCAAACTTAAAAGCAACGGTATACACACATGAGCACTTTATCAAAGCGAGGGAAGTTGACATCTGGGACGATACTTCTTCTATCTACAATAACATTCTTTACCCTAAAACTGGGAGTAACCTTCCCTGTTTTGGTATGGATCTTATGGGATTTAACAAGAATCGGGTAATTATTGTATTCGACTTTCAACATCCTGTAGAAAATTACGTGTATGAGGTAGAATCACTACCATACGCAGAGAAAGAATATAGGTTCTTTGAGATGGGTAATCATTTCTCTAAGAACATTTACGTTAGATACTGTAAGGCAGAAGAGGTAGACGATTATCTACCAATGTTCAAGACATATTTGTTGTGGTATAAACATATAATAGAGGAAGCACAACCAAAAGGGTTGGATGCAACAGAGACATATGCAGATTTTGACACATATATGAAACGTTTAGACCCTGTTGGAGGCTATCTTAAGGGTAAGTTCGGGGCAGAGAGAGCAGAGGGGCTTGTCAATTCTTTCTTGTTCTGCTATAATAAATAGTGTGTTGGGCGACGGTTCAACACAGGGAGTGACTGAATAAACTTACTGGCAAACGCTAGTTAAGGTGATGAGACACAGGTGGTGCTGCACCGAGAGGTGAATCGACTTACCAGTCGGGTCTCAGGCAAAGAACGTATTTTACACTGTAGTAATGCCCGTTCTTTTGTCGGTACACAGTAATCCGACCTCCCACCCTTTTTTAAGGGATAATACACATAGTACACATAATACGGAGAATACGTATGTCTTTTGCTTCACTTAAGAAGTCTTCTTTCCAAGACTTACTCGCTAAAGCAGACAACCTTAACAAATCTGAGGCTAAGTCTGGACCTGACGAGAGATTATGGAAACCAGAAGTAGACAAAGCAGGTAATGGTTACGCAGTAATCAGATTTTTACCAGCACCCAATGGGGAAGACCTCCCATGGGCACAAGTATGGACACATGCCTTCCAAGGTCCAGGTGGATGGTATATTGAAAACTCTTTAACAACTTTAGGCAAAAAGGATCCTGTTTCTGACTTGAACAGGGAACTCTGGAATTCTGGTGGCGAAGGTTCTCCACAGAGATCACAAGCACGTAACCAGAAACGTAAGTTAAACTATTACAGCAACATATATGTTGTCAAGGATAGTGCAAACCCTTCTAATGAAGGCAAAGTGTTCCTTTACCGTTATGGTAAGAAGATCTTTGATAAGGTCATGGAATCAATGCAACCCGCATTTGAGGATGAAACACCAGTAAACCCATTCGATCTATGGAAGGGTGCTGACTTCAAACTTAAGATCACCAAGGTTGCAGGTTTCTGGAACTACGACAAATCTGAGTTTGATGCTCCTTCTGTACTTGGAGACCTTGATGACAAGGAACTTGAAGGTATTTGGAAGCAAGAACACAGTCTCGCTGCATTTACTGCTGATGATCAGTTCAAGTCTTATGACGAACTTAAGGAACGTTTGGAGAGAACTCTCAAAGGTAATTACTCTGCTAAAGTAGAGGAAGAACAGTTTGAGGAGGAACTAACTCCAGAACCTTTAAACGTTAAAGACGGTGTAGTTCAAGGTGGTCAACACCGAACTGCAGCTGCATCTACGGAAGATGACACACTATCTTACTTCGCTAAACTAGCACAAGAAGATTAGTTACATATAAACTAAAAGACCCCTTAGGGGGTCTTTTTTTGTGGGTATAATTTTGCTATCCTTTCTTTTCTTTCTTTCTCTTTATCTTTTTTCGGGTCAAACCAATTCACTGGCCACCTATTAATTTTAAGTGCAGCGTCAAATAATTTTTTCTTGGGCAATTTTAGTTTCACATCTTTATCTCAAAAGCACTATTTCCTACGCTGACTACACCGCCACGATTAATTCTTCGGTAATATGTCTCTACAAATGATTCAATCACACTAGGACGTATTATTTGTATTCTTTCTTTTTCAGAATTTATTTGCTCTTCATATTGATAGTTTGTTATTGATACTGTTGGATTTGCAGTAACAGTGGTAGAACCATTGTAATAACTTATAGAATAATTTTGAGGTACAACTTTACCTGCAGGTACAATTATATTTTTTCCCTGTTTAACCTCTGTAGTTACATAGTGTTTAGTTGCCTGTGGGTTATCATACTTAGCATTTACATACTCTGCTAATTGCCTTGATGATCGTGGCCACTGCTCATAATAATTTACAATATTATTTGCAATGAATATCGTCCATGCATAAAATGGATTGTCATATATTTGATAAGCTATATGTTCTGGTTTTTCACCATTGTTTACTATAAACTCATCAAAAATTGTAATTGAATTTTTATATTCTTGTAAAATCTCTGACCTTCTCCAGATATTTTTAGCTGCTAAAAGTTTAGGATCAACAGGTGACTGTTGAACATTATAGTATAAATCTGGAAGTCTATTGAATAAGGACATGATTATAAGTGTGGATTGTCCATGAAATCTGATCTGGTTAGTGCAGTTAATTCATTGAATCTAAGAGTTACAGTAATAAGAGGTATTGATCCATCAAATACTGTTGCAAATTGTCCCATTGGTGAAGTGTTAACTCTTATTTGTGTTAATGCACATAATTTTGTTTGTGGCATCATTGGATGTTCTACATCTGCACCCCCTTCTACCATATCACCATCTTGTTTGCCAGGTGTAAATCTAGGTTCAATTTTCCATACGTCTGGGAAACCTAGTAATACTCCAGTTCCGCTTCCTAAAGGATCTTTTGATACTGGGTGCATTCCCTCTTTAAACCATTTTAGAATTTTTTGTATTTCTTGTGATTCATTAGCATTTCTTGCTGCCAATTCAAAAGTAAAATCAAATTGCCTAAAATCCATCTTTTTAAAGAATTGGATAGCATTTTCATTTGGTGTCAAACCAGCCATGCCAGCAATGTTAGTTGGATCTAATATATTACTATTAACTCCAAAGAAATCACCTGCTTTTAACACACCATCTTTAGTACCTTCTGCTATGCCTGCAATTTTCCCTAAACCTTCACCACCATTAGCAGTCAATATATTCTTAGTTATTGAACCACCCATACCGAGTATTCCTCCTCCAGCTAATACCGTAGCTGCTCTTTTTGGATCATCAGCAGCTAATGCCATAGTACCTAACTTAAATGTATTATTCCAGTTTGCATTATAATCAAATTGAAACTCATTTGGCATTGCTAAGTTACAATAAGATTTTTTATAACCTGAATCATGGAAGTCCTTTACAGCATTTTTCTTTCCAAGCAACTCTCTCAACGTAGTATTACTTTCTCCAGCACCCCATCCATTATCAACAGAAAAAACTTCATCTAGAAGTGTGTCTTTAGTACCACCTTCTAGAAGAAAATCTGGATTATCTTTTAATTTTTTATTCTGCAGGAAATTCTCTACAATCTCTTCGTCTTTCTCACCTGTAAGCCATTGCCTACCGCTAGTACTTGATCCGTATACCCATTGTGCTCCATCGACTAACGTGTCATTAATATTTTTTAACAGTCCACTGTTTTGTATAGAACCAAGAGCATCATTTTGATTCTTAGCAACCTCTTCCATCCCTTTTTTATAGGAATATTTGTAGATTTTAAGGAAAGAAGCATAAGGAATCGTAGCTAAATTGAAAGGATAGCTATGATTTTCTGATTCTTCATTAAGTTTTCTGGCTTCTGATACCTTGTTAACGGTGCTCATTTATACTTACGATGAAATTTATCAAGTGGAAGTTGACTTAATAGTTGTATATCTTGTTCTCCAACTTCAAAGAAAATGCTATCTGCATTTTTTGGAATGTAATAATGTAGAGATGAGTTGGGGTACTTATCAGTATTTATAGCAGATAGTCTAGCTTTTCCACTAAGGTAATGTAGATTCGCTCCAAGGTATATATCATTCTTCCTTTCAAGTAGTTTTATTAGTGGAAACTCATCCCATTCTCCCAACTGATCTTTAAATTTAGGATCATATTCAAAGTAATACCATTTATTAATTTCGGGTGTCTCTGTTGCATCGTCAAGTAACATTTCCATGACGGTATTTCTTAATTTGGGTCTAGATATACTTCTGCCTTTTAACTCTTTCATCCATGTATCAAACTTTGAGTTCTCGTTCTGTGATGATTTTGAATTTCCAGAGTCTGTCTCTACAGAACTCTTCTGCTGCATCCCATTTTGCTCTGTTGGTGGCATAGGTCATAACCTCCGAGATATACTTTTTGGTGTGTCGTTTTTGAGGTT